CCTGTATTTTGAAGATTTAAACCATACAACTCATAGTGCGCATAAAATTCCCATTCGAAAGGTTGTGTGGGTGCAGCTGATTGATAAAATATTGTCATATTGTAAGATGAATCCAATGACAACATGGTAGAGTCGTTGTTATAAGCCCAATACTCTGAGTCTCCTTCTGAATACAAAGCTTGCATCAAAAAATCTTGCTGGGAGTCTATTTCCCTATGAATGCCAACCCACTCAAAACCTGCACTGTGCTCTTTATATTGAGGCCAAGAATTGAGGGTAGAGATGGTAACATTTTCAGGTTGGTTAAGTCTATTGGGGTTGTTGCCCATCCTGAAAATACCACCTCTGTTTAAGTTGGTACCAGTACTCCTAATACGGAGACCTGTGGCAACTATACGCATCTGAAAAACGTTCTCATTACCATCCACATTGTCGAAAACAAAGGGATATTTTTGATAAGGTGAGTTAGTAAAGCTTGTACCAAGTCCTGTACCACCACCATATGGAGGAGAAATGTTATTTGGAGACGCACCTCCACTTTGATCAGTATAGACAACTGTGTTGAGGTCATTAGTGATCCCATTAGATGGGGATGCGATTACCCACCCAATGTTATTTACATTAGTAACTCCGCTTCCTTTGGCATGAGTGACTACAAGTTGTGATCTTGTAATAGGAAACACAGGAAGCCTTGCAGATGATAAGGTGAAGGGATACATGTAAATACGTGAAAAATTACGAACGGCTGGAGCCAAGCCCAATGTTTTACCTAGTCCGAATCGTAACATATCATTAGTTTGATTAGCAAAACCAATTGGACTCTTAATCTTTGGTTTTCTTGATCTTTTAGGTTTTTCAACCTCTTTTTGATTGCGTCTTTTGACAATAATTTGTTTCTTATTAGTATTTTGGTTAATCATGGATTTTGTTTTGGGGTTGCTGAAACTACAGCTTGTTCTCACTTTGTAGCCCTGAGAATAGGATGTCACTCTTCTTTTCTGCACATAAGACTGGAACAAATACATTGATAATATAATAAAGTGTCCTCAAAAACAATTAAATGGAAAAAAGAATACCAATGCATAAGCGACAAAACATATATACAGTAACACACTGAGGGAGGAAAAGAAATGTGAAACTTAAAATTTCTCAGTGGGTTGATAACGTAACCATTCGAGTCGATGATGAGACCAAACAGATTAATGACGATAATCACTCGGGACTATATACAGACTGTGTCCAAAAGTCGGTATTATCGCTACCAACGGCAGTTTAACGTCATATCGGACAATAAATATTTAGTAGTCTACCTCCCCCAGCTTCAAAAGCAAAGAATGGGTGTAAACTACAGGGAATGAGCAATCCCTAAGTGAAGAAACAAAAGTGACGAAATCTTGCATTTCTTCAATCGATATTTTGTATCGAGATCTCATAAAAGAGTTCCAAGCATCATCTGAGATGTAAACTTCAGATTGTGTAACTTGCCATGACTGAAGTTTGTCTGGAATGTATTGGATGGACATAGATTTGAAAACATTGTCCAATGCTGAGTAAAACCAATTGGTTCTCATATTACCATATCCCAACCATTGAGCATATAATAATTTTCTACATTTTTCGTCATATGGTACTGACTCTTTTATGATTAAACTTGGATGGGTTAGCACTTTACCAAATTTACACAAAAAACTTGGCAATCGCACCCAATGGTACCCGTCATCATTATTTAAAATTACTCCTTTCAAATAATCTGAGTCCAAATTTGAGGTAACAAGACGGGGTTTTTTGCAAGTGAAACCGTACCTCAAATACTTACCTTCGAAATCGAAATTTTGAGGGCAACCAGACACAACAAACTCTGTGAGTATATCAATACCCAAAACTGAATTTGTTATTGAATTAAACAAAGACGTGCCTGGTTCACCAGTTAGTAGCATATCAACTTTCTTACCGTTACTTAAGCGCAAAGCTGGTAGCGTGGCAGTAGTGTGTTTCTTATTAATTAAGGGTTTGAGCCATCTTTGATACATTTCTTCCCGTAATTTCGCAAAAGCGGGGAACGTCTTACCAATTAAACGATTTACCTCTCCTCTAAAATAAGATGAATGCGTGCGATCCATTCTAGAAAAATCACAAATGAACCACAACAAAGAGCCGTTGTTCTTAATTAGAGCAAGTGTGTCATCACCCATGACCATCAGTAAGACCCTGTGGGGTGAGACGATAAAATTGTTTATAGCTGTATCAAGTTGGGATGATGTTGCACCACAGGTGTAGTACACCACCAAACTAACACCTTTATGGACAAAAGGCGATGAAAGTGTGCTATCATAATCACTAGCAAACCCATGAGTTAACTCAGATGTCATTTTACCCATCTGATAAAATTCGAGACCTTGAAGGTGACACAATACACGGGGCACAAATTTTGAACCACCACAATTAATTATCTCATCAGTTTTGATACTGATAGATATAAACTCTTTAATGATTCCTTTTTCCAAATCAGTTTGTGTCTTTTGGAAATTTAATTTTTGACGAGCATCCAATTCGTTGTACCAATTCGGATTGTCGATTAACCTAGGGTGGTAAAATTTGTTGAGAATATCTCGAAAAATGTTCTTCTCTATTAACTGGGGACTTACATTGTTCCATTGTAAAACACGACTTGACACGGCAGCAGCTAGATTGTCAAATGTGTTAGCAGGAGCAGCAAAATTTGAAAAACCATAAAATAGTGGATAAATACCAGGACTATCTCTAGGTAACTCACGTCTTCGTTCAGGATTTCTATTAGTACCAAAATGTTCAGTAGAAACTGGAATAGTGGGAGTAAATACAGGGGAAGACAGTGTGATTGGAGGCAAAGATGTGTTAGGCTGCCAAATCTCTACCAAATTTGGTTCGTAAAGAGGTGTGAAATGCTCAGTGGTTAATTTAAAATTACGAACTATGGTTGAATTCTGTCTGGACACATTGGTGTTGATAGATAAATGTTGTTGAACCCTTTTCTTATAACTCCAAGAGGATGACGGTTTATGAAAATTGTACGTTTTCCAATCACCGTACAACAAACGTTCAGCACAGGCGATGAACAACCAGCCATATGGTAAACATTTGATTAATTCTTCTATGTACACGGAATACTTACCGAGGAATGGTAGCAAAGAATGTTGAAAACGCTGAGCTCTATAACGCAAATACAAAATACGCACTAAAAACGGTAATTGACTCAATAAACGATAACAATATTGAACAACCATATGAACAAAAGTGCGAGATGGAGGAGCAGCTATAGGAGTGGGTACGTGAAAATTATGAATTCTGTGCAAAAGTAATCTATTCTTAAAGGATAAATTCTTCGAACAAGAATGAAACCAATAAGTAGAAGTGTTACCATACATGAAACTCTCAAACTTGGCTATTAACCACCAAGCTCCAGGCACACATTTCAATAACTCTTCAAGATACATAGAAAACCTAGGAAACATAGGGAAACAGGAGGCACCGTGTGGGCTTTGATACCATCTAT